AGGCGAGGTTTAAAAATGACCACTTCAGATAGAAGGCTGATGATGTGCCGGTCGCCGAATCTCGGATTTGCCGGGTGCCTTCAGGCTTTGGACGCCTATGGTGCTGCGCGCTTTTGGAAGAAAGACCGCCCTGTTAGCGACACGCCGCGTCCGTGGCTGCGCCGCAAAAAGGGAAGGTCCATTAAATGAAGAAGACTCACGGCCCAGCGTTCCGTGCCGCTCAACTTGACCTGGCCCAGTGCGCGGCCTGCCGAGGTCGCGCAGTGATCAAGGGTGTTTTCCACGATCTGGCCTGCGTGCAGTGCAATGCCTCGGGCTGGGTCGCCGCCGAGACAGGTGAAGCGCTGCCGCTTGAAGTGCTGGTGACGCAGCTGAGCATGCGCCTGCAGGCCGCTGCCCGGCAGATCGAACAATTGAAGCGCCCAGTGCAGATATCAGGCCTGGCTGCCCAGTACGAACAGAACAACCGCCGCGGTGCCGGTGGAACGAATTACACAGGGGATTAACCATGAAAAAACGTACATACGTCGACAAGCCACTGGGCGACACCGAATACCTGCTGGAAAACTGGGGCTCCTGGCGGATGTCTGGCATGGGCGTGCCGCGCTATGTTTCCCCACTGGCAGCGTTGATGAACCAGTGCTGCCCAGAGCCAAGCCCAACGAGTTATGTGATTACCGACGAGACGGCGCTGCTTGTGGACGCCGCTATCGCAAGGCTGATCGCGCGCAACCAGCAGATGGGCGATTTTATTTGGTGGTACTTCGGCTCCAAGTGGACGATGGTCCGGATCGCCGAGACTCACAAGATGTCGGAGCGGTCAGCACGCGAAATCATCCGTCAAGGTGTGGCATGGATTGACGGTGCGCTGGGCGATACTTGCGAAGCGGCGTAAAAAGTTCTTTCAGGCCTGATAAACACCTGTTTTTATAGCACGGTGTTTAGCTGTTCCAGCGCGGCACCCCTGATGATTAAGCCCAGCCCAGTGCTGGGTTTTGCTTTATGCAGATGAATGCGTAGGCTGATGCGCGAGGAAGCTACACGGGTTTGCCGGTGAAATTCCGGCGCTCCTGCAGGGTTTGCGACCAGCGTTGCCGGTTCGAGTCCGGACGGAACCCTGTATGCCGGGATCAGCACCGGCCATCTGCACCCACTTCAAGGCTCGCCATATCGGCGGGCCTTTTTCATTTCTGGAGTAATGATGGACCCGACCGACCTCGGCCCAGGCACAGCTACCTGGCTGGGCGGAACGGGCACCATTCTGCTGGGTGGCTTCCTCTGGTTGAGGCGATTCCTCTCCAAGGATGCGACCGATCGCGCCATGGACAACGCCGATATCGGTACGGTCCGCAGGCTGAATGAACTGCTCGACTCCGAACGCCTGGCCCGTAAGGACGCCGAGGCCCGCGCCGATCAGTTCGCCAAAGAACGCAACGAGCTGGCCGCCGCTGTCGGCCGTATGGAAGGGAAGATTGAAGCCCTTACCGGCCAGGTCGCCCAACTCACTGACAAGGTCACTTCGCAGAGTGCAGAGATTGCCCGCCTGCGTACCAAGTTGGGAGGAATCAATTGATGGAAAGATGCGCAATCAACTTCGTCGCTCGCCATTGGTGGAGACGGGTAGAGGTTTGGCTGATAGCAGTGCTGCTGCTGGCTGGTGGTGCAATGCTGGGCTTCCAGGTCGCCGAGTGGCGACTTTCCAGTTGGTACACCGCTCAGGTGACAGAGGTTCGCCGGGGTTACGACGAAGCCACCAAGCAGCGCGACATGCGCCTGAACAGGCTAGCCAACACTGCGACCGAGGCAGCCGTAAAGGTTGAAGGTGCCGCAGCGAAGGCTGAGGCAGCAGCAGGGACGGCGACCGAGGCCGCAAAGACTGCAGGCACCGCAGCAGACAAGGTCAACGAGGTGCTGGAGCGGCAGACACCGTAACGTGCCAAGCGATGTTTGGAGCGATAGATGGATCGTAATCAGATCAGTGTTGCACAGCAGATGTTCTGGGAGCGTGACAAGCTTCAGGCGCTGCTCGATACCGTGGTATCGGGCAAGGGGTTTGCCGTCTCGATAAGCGGGACCTGGCAGGATGCAGAGGTAGTGGCGGCAGTGCAGCGTCCGTTGCGGGACTACTACCAGCAAAAGGTCAACTCCATTAACGCGCAGCTCAAGCAGCTTGGCTGGAGCGGCAAGTAAGCGCGCCACAAATTCAGAAATTGCCATTTCGTGGCGCGAACACATACAGCCCTGGCATATGCCGGGACTTTTGCATTGGAGAGAGTAATGGAAAACCAGCACAAGAAGATCACCGGGTACCGCGATCTGAGTCAGTCCGAGATCGACGGCATGAATTCTATCAAGGCCTTGGAGGCTGATACCGGCGAGCTGTTCAAGCAGATCGGCCAGATTGAAGGCGTTGATCCTCGATTGCTAGCTTTAGCCAAGACCAACCTGCAACAGGGCTTCATGTGGTTTGTGCGATCCATCGCCAAGCCTGCTGACCCGTTCAGTTGAAGAAGTCTTGGCTCGTCCATGCGCCTGGCTACCCACCTTTCCCAATGATCCCCATGGGTTCGGCACTCACTCATGCCGAGGCACTGGCATGCGCCCGGGTGATCTGGCCGACCGCAACCGTAGAGTGAGTAGATATGAAGAGTTCCACCCAAAGCAAACTCAGCTACCTGCTGTCGTCCCGGCCACTGGTCGTGAAGCGCAGCGGCCAGCATGTGTGCCTGCATGACGCTTTCAGTGGCGAGGTGCTGGGTGGGCAGAGCAGCGTCAAGCTCATCCAGAATCCTGGCGAAGCAACCCGTCTGGTCGTTGAGTTCGTCTGCGATGGCACCCATGTGCGCATGGATGGTGAGTGATGGCATGTAGTGGATGCGCAGCCCGGCGCGAGTGGATCAAGAAGTGGAGCAAGGTGGCATATGAACGAGCACAGCAACTCATTGCTAAGCCAGATACAAAAGCTGACACCGAGCAAGGGCGATCTGCTGGTGATCTACCCAGAGAAACCTATGACAATCCTCCAGCACGAACAAGTGACCAAGAGCCTTGAGCCATTTGCTCAGCGGATTGGGTGCAACCTGCTGGTAAGTCAACCTGGCGTTCAGGTGGTTCTGCAGCCGAACGGTGCTGCGATCCTTGAAGAGATGCGCAAGCAAACTGAGCTACTTCGGCTGATGACAGAGCAACAGATGCTTCTGATCAACGCCCTGAGTGAAGAAGAGCCAGAAGACCCTGATGCACCGGCCCACACTTACCTGGACGGCACACCATGCCTTTGAGGCCGCAGAAGCCATGCAATGCCCAAGGCTGCAACACATTGACCCGCAACCCTCGGTACTGTGACGCCCACAAGGATGTAGGCAAGCAGTTCGAAGTGAAGCAGCGTGAGAAGCAGCGCGAGACCAGCAGCCAGCGCGGCTATAGCTACAAGTGGCAACAGGCGCGCAAGGGCTTCTTGGCTAAGCATCCGCTCTGCGTAGAGTGCGAGCGCGTTGGACGTGTCACGGCGTCGACAGACGTTGATCACATCGTTCCTCACAGGGGTGACATGGACCTGTTCTGGGATCGATCCAACTGGCAGGCCATGTGTCATCCATGCCACAGCACGAAGACGGCGGCAGAGGACGGCGGGTGGGGCAACCCCCAGGCTGCCCGGCCTCGCTGACCGAAACGAGAACGATTCTCGTCAGATTTCACGAAAATGCACCGATATGGTGCGCGCACCAGTCTGGTGCGGCGGGGGAGGGTCAAAAGTCTGGTCCCTTTGGCTTCTAGACCGCGCCCTCAATCGTTTTTTTACACCCGCGAAATTAAAAATTCTGGAGTTGCGCGATGGGAGGTACCGCCACGGTCGCCGGCCGTGGTCGCAAACCCAAGCCGACCGCCAAGAAAGCACTAGCCGGAAATCCCGGCAAACGCGCGCTGAATAAGGCCGAGCCCGCTTTTTCGAAGATCACAAATGTTGATCCGCCCGAATGGCTCAGCGACCGCGCTTCGCAGATGTGGAAGATGATTGTTCCCGAGCTTCTGCGCGAAAACGTGGTCGCGATAACTGATTTACACAACGTCGAAGCGTTCTGCGTTGCATACGACAACTGGCGAATGGCGCAGGAGTCAGTCCAGGCCCACGGCATCGTGGTTACTGGTGCCACCGGCGGACCGATGAAAAACCCGGCACTGACCGCCGCGAACGAAACGATGCGGCAAATGGTTACGTTCGGGGCGATGCTCGGCCTTGACCCGGCCAACCGCACACGTCTTATCGGAGGAAACAAGGAAAAAGAGACCAACGAATTCGAAGAACTATTGAGATCCTGAATGGCCAAGTCCGCCCACCCCAACGTTGATAAAGCGATGGTTTGGGGTAGGTCTCTGCTACGTGGAAAGGTGCCAGCTTGTCGGTACATCCATCAGGCAGTGCAGCGCCATTTCGATGACATGGCAGCCAGCCGCAAGCGCGGGTTCAGGTTCAAGTTCGATCCGGCGAAGGCTGAGAAAAAGCTCAAGCTGATCCAGCTGCTGCCACATACCAAGGGCGAATGGGCTTTCAAGCGTCAACGGATCACGCTCGAGGGGTGGCAGCTGTTTGGGCTGGCCGTAACGTTTGGTTGGGTCAAAAAGAAGGGGGGGCACCGCAGGTTCCGTGAAAGCTACTGGGAAGTGCCGCGCAAAAATGGCAAGTCAGTCGTAGCCGGTGGCGTAGGCATCGGCATGTTCGTTGCTGATGATGAGTACGGCGCCGAAGTTTATTCCGGAGCGACTACCGAGAAGCAGGCATGGGAAGTGTTCAGGCCCGCGAAGCTGATGGTGACGAAGTCGCCCAATCTGATTAAGGCGGCGGGCATCGAGGTCAATGCCTCGAACATGAACATCCCGTCCGACTTCAGCAGGTTCGAACCGCTTATCGGCAACCCGGGCGACGGTGCGTCACCCAGCTGCGCCATTGTCGATGAATACCACGAACACCCAACGTCTGCTCAGTACGACACGATGCTCACCGGCATGGGGGCAAGGCGTCAGCCGCTGATGTTCATCATCACCACGGCCGGCGCTGACATCGAGGGGCCTTGTTACGACAAGCGCCGCCAGGTGATCGAAATGCTTGCCGGCACGGTACCCGACGACGAGCTGTTCGGCTGGATCTGGACGCTTGATGAGGGCGACGACTGGACCGATCCCAAGATGCTGGCCAAGGCCAATCCGAACCACGGCGTATCCGTGTTTCAGGAGTACCTGGAAAGCCAGTTGGCCCGAGCGATCCGCTCGGCTCGGTTCACCAACACCTTCAAAACGAAGCACCTCAACCTTTGGGTGAGCGCCAAGTCTGGCTTCTTCAACATGCAGGACTGGAAGGCCTGCGAGGACACCTCCCTTACGCTTGATCAATTCGAGGGGCAAGAGTGGATCGCCGGTTTCGACCTTGCGCGAAAGCTGGACATGAACTCGAGGGCGCGCCTGTTTTGGAGGGTGATCGACGGAAAGACTCACTACTACAGCGTGGCTCCCAAGTTTTGGGTGCCATACGACACCGCTTATGACAGCGACAACAAGCGGATGTCCGAGCGCTTCCAGGCCTGGCTGAACTCGAAACACCTTGAGGTCACAGATGGTGCCGAGATCGATTACCGCGAAATCCTCGAAGACACCAAAGAGGCAAACAAACACGCACCGCTGCGCGAGTCGCCGATTGACCCACACGGTGCTACTGGGTTGAGCCATGACCTCGACGACGAGGGTTTCAACCCGGTCACCATCACCCAGAACTACACCAACATGTCCGACGCCATGAAAGAGCTGGAAGCGGCTATCACCGCTGGAAGGTTCCACCATGACGGCAATCCGATCATGACCTGGTGTATCGGCAACGTGATCGGCAAAAACATGCCCGGTAACGACGACGTAGTACGGCCCATCAAACAGGGCGATGACAACAAGATCGATGGCGCTGTTGCACTGATCATGTCGGTCGGGCGGGCGATGATGCAAGTCGTTGCCGGCGATGGCGGCGTGGACCGATTCATGGATTCAATCCGGGACCCAATATTCGAATGAACACAGCATCAATCATTTACCTGCTGACTGCAGTGCTGGGCTTTGCCCTTGCAGTAGCAGGCGTTTACGTGCTGCTCGGCGTGGGCTGGGCGCTCCTTGCCGCCGCTTCGTCGTGCTTCGTAGCGGCAGCTTTCATTCGAAGGGGGCTGACCGGTGGCTAAGTCTTTCAAATCCGTCTTGAGCGGTGCAATCAACGCGCCTCGGTCATCGATAATCGATTGGGTGGGCAGGTCTCTCTCCGGCAGCGCTTCCGGAATTTGGGCGCAAACCGTGGGCAGCACATCCGCCAACGGCAAAACCGTGACGATCAACAAAGCCATGCGACTGGCCGCTTGCTGGTCTTGCGTTCGCCTCATCTCCGAAACGATCGCAACGCTGCCGCTCGGCCTATACCGGCGCATGCCTGATGGCGGTCGTGAGGTGGCCGGTGACAATGACCTGCATTGGATTCTCAACACCAACCCGAACAGCCGCATGACTGCTGTGCAGTTTTGGGAGGCCGTAGTAGCTTCGATGCTGCTGCGGGGTAACGCTTTTGTCGAGATCATCCGTATAAGCGGCCGGATCGTAGCGCTTGAATTCCTGCTGCCCAACCGCATGGATTTGGATGTCGCGGACAACGGCGAGATTCTTTACCGGTACCGGGAAAAAAACGGGCAGCTCCGCGATATTGCTGGCATCAACATGATGCATATCCCTGCGTTCTCTCTGGATGGGCAAATCGGGCTCTCACCCATCGCCTATGGCGCAGACGTATTCGGCGCGGCAATGTCGGCCGAGGACGTTGCGAGCTCCACGTTCAAAAACGGCATGCACCAAACCGTGGCCTTTGAGGTTGATGCAACGCTGAACAAGCAGCAGCGCGACGATTTTCGCGACTATGTTCATCGCATCAGTGGGGCGATGAATGCCGGCAAATCACCGGTGCTGGAAAAGGGTGTATCCGCCAAGGTGATTGGTATCAATCCAGTGGACGCTCAGCTGCTGGAATCCCGAGAGTACAGCGCCGAGGAGATCTGTCGCTTTTACATGGTGGACCCGACGCTGGTCGGTTACAGCGATAAGGCATCGAATTGGGGTACTGGCCTTGAGCAGAAGCTGCTTCGATTCCTGACCTTCACGCTGCGCAGCTACATGCGCCGCATCGAGGAAGGTATCAGTCGCAGTTTGCTGGCGCCTGCGCAGCGCCGTCAGATTTACCCTGAGTTTTCCATCGAAGGCTTGATGCGTGCTGATAGCGCCGCACGAGCAGCGCTGTATTCGGGCATGGTGCAGAACGGCATTTACACGCGCGACGAATGCCGCATGAAAGAGAACCTGCCCAAAATGGGCGGAAATGCCGGTGTGCTAACTGTGCAAACCAACCTTTCGCCGATCGACAAACTGGGTCAGGGCGATGACGGGCAAGCCGCAAGGGCTGCTCTACAGAACTGGCTAGATCAGCCGGCAAACTCGAAGGAATAAATCATGCAACCAAAATCCAAGGCTGGCAGTTTTAACTGCGAGCTGAGCCCGCGCGCGCTCGACAAATGGAATCCCGCCATCAAAGCGGCCGTGGAGTCCACCAGCGATACCATCACCATCTACGGCGTGATTGGCCAAGACTGGTATGGGGAAGGCGTTACCGTCTCGCGTATCGACGCGGCCCTTCGCTCAATCGGCGACAAGCCAGCCACCGTGTACATCAATTCGCCAGGTGGCGACATGTTCGAGGGCCTGGCCATCTACAACCGGCTCCGCGAGCACAGCCAGCCGATCACAACCAAGGTCCTGGGCTTGGCCGCCTCGGCTGCGTCGGTGATTTACATGGCCGGCGCAAAGCGCGAAGTTGCCAGCAGTGGGTTTCTCATGATCCACAACTGCTGGACGCTTGCCGTCGGCAACCGCCATGACTTGCGCGATGTCGCGAACACGATGGAAGAGTTCGACGCTGCGATGGCAGACCTTTACGCGGAAGGCAGCGGCCAAGCGGTTGCTGACATTGCCGAGATGATGGATGACGAGACGTTCATACGCGGGCGACGAGCAGTTGAGCTGGGGTTTGCAACGGCCGTTCTCTCTTCTGACGAAATCACCGAGCGTGAAGACGAGCAGGCCCAGCAGAGTAATGCCCTTAAAGCCATGGACATCGCTCTGGCAAAGGCCGGAATGGCCCGCAGCGAACGCCGCGAACTCTTCGCCAATTTAAAGTCCAGCACGCCGCGCGCTGCTGGCGGGGGTACGCAATACGCTGCCTCGTCCGACAAGCCCCGCGCTGTCGAGCTGGACCTGTCACCCCTGCCGAAACTCAACTTTTCCTTTCCCGTATGAGGCTTCACACAATGATGAAATTTCGTCTGTCCCCGGCATTCTTGATGGCTGTGTTGTCCATCGCTGCCTTGATCCCGCTGACCTTCGGTGCCACGGCCGAAGCAGTTATGGGTTCGCTTTTGCTGGTGGGTATTTCCACTGCGCTCGTAAAACGTGGAACCTCTCAGTATCGCGGCTGGAATGCTCAGATGGGTAAAATCGGTGAGGATGACATCGAAACCCAGTACAAGCAGACCCAAGCCAACCTCAAGGACATCGGCGATCAGCTCAAGGCACATGCCGAGCAGGCGCAGAAGAATGTCGATCGCCACGAGGGCCTGAGCAAAGAAACGTCGGCCAAGGTTGACGAGTTGCTGATGAAACAGGGCGAACTGCAGGCTCGCGTGCTGGAAGCCGAGCAAAAGCTTGTCAATGCCAATCGTGACACACAGCGTAACGAGGCCCCGAAGTCGGCAGGCGAGTTGGTCGTTAACAGTGAACACATGGAAGGCGTCAATTCGTCGTTCCGTGGCTCCCGTCGCGTTTCCGTACCTCGCGCCGCGATCACCACCACATCCGCCGGTGGCTTGGCGGCCACGGAGCGCCTGGATACTGTCGCGCTGCCGGGTATGCGTCGGGCCACCATTCGCGATCTGGTTGCCCCCGGCCAGACCGAAGCTGGCTCGCTTGAGTACGTCCGTGAGACAGGCTTTACAAACAATGCCGCGACCGTAGCGGAGGGCTCTGCAAAGCCGTATTCCGAAATCACGACCGCCTTGGTAACGGCGTCGGTTCGTACTATCGCCCACCTGTTCAAAGCGTCGCGTCAGATTCTGGATGACGCGAAGGCTTTGCAGAGCTACATCGATGCGCGCGCTCGCTATGGCTTGCTGCTGACTGAAGAGGCGCAGTTGCTGTACGGCAGCGGTGCGGGTGCAAATCTGCAAGGGCTTGTTCCGGTTGCAAACGAATACGCGTCTCCAGCTGGCTGGACCGTAACCGGCGAGCAGCGCATCGACCGCCTTCGCCTGGCCCTTCTGCAAGCCGAGCTGGCAGAGTTCCCTTCGGATGGCATCGTGCTCAACCCGACTGACTGGGCTCTGATCGAGTTGATCAAAGACAGCCAGGGTCGCTATCTGATCGGTCAACCGCAGGAAGGCACTGCGGCTCGTCTGTGGAATCGCCCGGTAGTCGCAACCCAAGCGATGAAGCAAAACGACTTCCTGGTGGGGGCCTTCAAACTCGGCGCGCAGATCTTCGACCGGATGGAAGTTGAAGTATTGATTTCCACCGAGAACGACAAGGACTTCGAGAACAACATGGTCACGCTTCGTGCTGAAGAGCGCTTGGCGTTTGCCATCTACCGTACCGAAGCTTTCGTCACTGGCAAGCTCACGGCTGCGGCCGCCGCGGCTTAAGCTGCCCAACCCCTAAAGTGGCCGGCACCCCCGGCCCACCGAGGTGAGACATGTCAGAGTTATTGATCAAGCCGCTGCGGGCTTACGAGGACCGCGGCATCATCCGTGATACCGACAACGAGCCTTATGCCGCGCCTGTATGGCTGGCCAAAGAGCTGGAGCAGCTCAAGCTTTGCAAGATCGTGGGCGAGGTCGGAGCAGCTCTGACCTCGAATTCTAGTGAGCGGTCGGCGCTGACGATTGCTAAGAAGGGGCAGCGCTGGATTATTGTCGACGCTGAGGGCGCTCAGGTCGGTGACTTTATCGGCAAGAAAGAAGAGGCCGAAAGCGAACTGGTCAAACTTTTGGCCTCCACCACACCGGATCCTGCCGTCAATCCTGAACCTGATGCTCCTATCGAAGGGCCGCCGGTTCAGGGCGAGAATTCGATTCCACAAACCGAGCAGAACCAACCGCCTCAGGAGTGATACATGCCTGTTATCAGTATAGAAACGGCCATGCATCACCTGCATGCAGAATCCGAGGATCAGCCGCTCGTGGAGGAACTTCTGGGCGCGGCTGAGGAAGCTGTTATGCAGTTTTTGCAGCGCCGCTTCTATGCCGATCAGGCTGATGTGGATAGGGCGAAGGCTGACACCATTCAGCGAACTCAAGCCGCGAGAGCTGCCTACCGGGCTGCGCTGGAGTTGGCCGACGACCCAGAAAACTCTGACATTCGCTGCCGTCTTCGCGAGCGTGCTCGCCAGTCATTGTCTGAAAGCTTTGAGCAGATAGATATGGACGACTTCGGCATCGTGATCAACAAGGCCATACAGGCAGCATGCCTGCTCAAGCTGGGCAACCTCTTCGCCAACCGCGAGGAAGTGGTAATCGGCACGATTGCCTCGGAGCTGCCGCTGGCCTCCAAATCGCTGCTTATGCCATACCGCATAGGGATGGGCGTGTAATGCGTGCCGGCCGACTTCGACATCGCATTACCTTCCAGGCGCTGGGCCGACTGCAGGACCCTAAAACCGGTGAAGAGCTGGCGAGCTGGCAGACGGTGTGGGACAAAGTCCCCGCAGCGGTCGAGCCGTTGAGCGCCAGGGATTTCATTGCTGCCCAGGCCAGCCAGTCGGAGGCCACCGCGCGGATGGTGATCCGCTACCGAGCCGGTGTGCTGCCGACTATGCGGATCCTGTACCGGGGTGATACCTACGACATCAAAGGCCCGGCTTTGCCCGATCCCGATTCGGGACTGGAATATCTCACCATCTTGGTGGCCAAGGGGGTCAACGATGGCTGACACAGTGGATTTCCAGCTCGAGGGAATTGACTCTCTCGTTGGCAAGCTCGAATCGATCACTCAAGACATGAAACGTAAGGGCGGGCGGTCGGCGCTGCGTAAGGCTGCCCAGCTGGTGGCCAACAAGATGAAAGAAGGCGCGCAGCGGATAGACGACCCTGAAACAGGCCGATCCATTGCGGACAACGTCGCGCTTCGCTGGAACGGGAAATTGTTCAAGTCGAGCGGTGACCTGGGTTTCCGGGTCGGTGTTCTGCAAGGCGCTGTACTCAAGAAGGGCGGCGACAAATCTGCGAACGCGGCGACGCCTCATTGGCGCCTGATCGAATTCGGCACTTCCAAAATGCGTGCAGATCCATTCGCGCGAAAAGCCTTGGCCGACAACGTAGCCGAGGCAACCAACACATTCATCACTGAATACGAGAAGGCCATTGACCGCGCGATTAAAAAAGCGGCCAAGGCCGCAGGGGGGGGCGTGATGTCATATGCACCCATATTCGCGGTATGCGCTGCTGACGCAGGCGTGACGGCACTGCTCGGTGTCAGCCCCACCAGGCTCTATCCGTTCGATGATGCACCCGAAGGCGTGGCGAAGCCGTATGCAGTCTGGCAGCTCATCACCGGCAGTCCAGAAAACTACCTCGCAGGCCGTCCTGATGCTGACAGCTTCACGCTGCAAGTCGACGTGTATGCCGCCACGGGCAGCGACGCGAGGGCTGTGACAGCTGCAATCAGCAACGCCATTGAGCTGCAAGCTTACGTGGTCCGCTGGGGTGGCGAGAGCAAAGACGCCGAAACAAAGTTGTACCGGTCGAGCTTCGATGTCGACTGGATAGTGCTCAGGTAGTCCCAACCAACTTTTCAGCCCGCCATGTGCGGGTTTTTTTATGCCCGTCATTTGGAGAAAATTATGGCGATTTTGACTCAAGGCACACAGCTATTTGGGCTGATGCCAACCATCGCAGACCCAACGAAGCTGGAAGTAGTGGAAGTTGAATGCATCACTGCGTTCAATCCAGGCGGCAACCCGGCGGATCAAATCGAGGTTTCGTGTCTCAGCAAGAAAAGCCGGGAATACCTGCGCGGCATGCGCACTCCCGGACAGGCATCCTTTTCGTTGGATGCTGACCCCCGGAATCTGTCGCATGTCCGCTTGTATGACCTTTCGGAAAATGACGATATCGAAAGCACTGCATGGGCACTGGGCTGGGCTGACGGTAAAAGCACGCCAACCCTGAATGCGGCCGGCGATGATTTCGAGCTTCCGACTGATCGCACCTGGTTCTTGATCGACGGCTACGTCTCGGACTTCCCGTTCGACTTCGGGGGCAACTCTGTCGTCAAAACCGCCGGCACCATTCAGCGCTCCGGCGGCTCTGTCTGGGTTCGCAAAACCACTGCTCCAGCAGCGTAAGGGATTCCTATGAAACTCAGCCTTGAAAGCTTGAGGGGCGTCGGTGCGTTCACCGGTCGCCCGGTCGAGAAAGAAATCAAATGGCAGCAGGGCGAAGAAGAAATCGTCGCCACGGTCTACGTCAGGCCGCTGGGGTTTCAAACAGCGATCAACGATGTGCTTTCCGCAGCAGGCAGGCTCGAGGTTCATGCCGCCCGGATAGCCGCCAGCATCTGCAACGAAGAGGGCAAGCCTGTCTTCACAGTAGATGACATCACCGGTGACGCTGATCCCGAGCGCGGCGCGCTGGACGGCAACCTGACCATGGCGCTGATGAAGGTCATTGCCGAGGTCAACAACCTGGGAAAGACGAAGCCCTCTCCGACGACGAAGAGTTCTGGCACGAGCTCGTCCTCGCCGGCATCGGCGGGCGTACGATCGCGGAAGCCAAGGAAACCCTCAGCCTGAACGAGTTCAGGTCCTGGCTGAAGTACCGGGCGCTACGTGGCTCTCTGAACATCGGCATGCGGGTAGAACGCGGATCGGCATTGCTCGCAATGATGTACGCCAACGTGAATTACAAGGACGGTCCGTACAAGATGTTCGACTTCATGCCGCATGAGGCTGAGCAACCCATCAGTCTCGAGCAGGCTATGGAAAGCTGGGCATAGGCTTTGTCGGAATGTTGCGTACTGATACTCTGTGCCTCACTGACCAAGAGGGATCACGTATGCGCAGGACGGCGATAATGTTTATTTCAGCTTTGGCTCTATCCGGTTGCGGACAGCCAAAGCTCGATGGAAGCTCAGACGAAGCTCTTCAAAAGTCGATTACAAAAGTTTCAGAAAGTCTGTCTGGAGAAAAAAAGGAGCAATTTAAAAGTGATGTGCAATTAGTTGCATTAAGCCAGCTGGACCTCGGGCGCATGCTTAAAGGCGAAACTAATGCTACGACAGCAAGAATGAATATGCTTTCCGTATTGGATGGGAAAACCGCTGATGAGGTCGCTGCGGAAGCGAGGCGTATAACTGAAGAGCGTGAGGCTAGGGAACGTACGCAAGCGGTTGCAGAAATAAACGATCTGACAGAGAAAAATAAAAAGTCGGAAGCGGCGAAATCGCAGCTTGCAAAGTTTACAGTCGTGAAGTCTCGTTTTTATCTGCAAGAAGAAAAGTATTCGTATAAGCCGAAGCCTTATATAGAGCTTACAGTCAGAAATGATACTGATAAGGCCATTTCGCGAGCTTATTTCAAGGGTACGATTGCTTCGCCAGGTAGGTCGGTTCCATGGTACGTAGATGATTTTAACTACGAGATCAGCGGAGGCCTGGAGCCCGGCGAAACTGCTGATTGGGTGCTAGCTCCTAACATGTTCAGCGACTGGGCCAAGGTGAGAGCGACTGATGATGCTGTGTTTACAGTTGAAGTTACCCGGCTTGACGGAGCAGACAAAAAAGCTTTGTACGATGCCACAGGGTTGACTGAGCGCGAACAGAAAAGACTGCAAGAGCTTAAAACCAAATATGCTGGGGGCTGACTCCATCATTTAAGAAACCCGCTCCGGCGGGTTTTTTTTCGTCTGGAGATAATTGAATGAGCAAATCACTGGGCACGCTTACACTGGATTTGGTGGCCAGGATTGGATCGTTCACCGGGCCACTGGACCGGGCTAGTCAAGAGGCCAGGAAGCGCAACGCGGAAATCGCCAAATCCTTTGAAAGCCTGGCCAAAGGCGTGGGGGTTGCCATCGCTGGCGTCCCTGTAGCTCTGACAGGGCTGGTTGCCTACACCGCCGGCAGCGCTAAGGAAATCTCTAACCTTGCAGCGCTGGCCGGTCTCGGAACAACTGAATTCCAGAAGTACGCTGCGGGCGCGAAAACCGTTGGCGTTGAGCAGGACAAACTCGCGGACATCTTCAAGGATACCAACGACAAGCTGGGCGACTTCTTCAACACCGGCGGCGGCGAGCTGAAAGACTTCTTTGAGGTCATCGCGCCGAAGGTTGGCGTGACAGCGGAGAGTTTCAAAAAGCTGAATAGTGCCGAAGCACTTCAACTTTATGTATCCAGTCTAGAAAAGGCCAATGTCTCCCAGGCGGAAATGACTTTCTATATGGAAGGTATTGCCGACGAGGCTAGTGCACTCGTTCCTTTGTTGCGGAACGGTGGAAAGCAATTCAAGGATCTTGGTGAGGCGGCAGAGTCCGCTGGCGCTATCCTCAGCGTTCAAACTATAGCCATCTCGAAAGAGTTCTCGAGCGAGCTCGCTGGGCTAATCCAGAACCTGCAGGGTGCAAAAAATAAGATAGCCGATGACTTCATGCCCGTGGTTCAGCAGATGACCAAGGATCTTAATGACTCTGTTAAGGCGGGCGGGGGCGTGACGAAGGTTGTGGGAGAAATTGGTGAGTCAATGGTGACCGCCACAGCGTTCGTTTTCAGCGCAGGCGACGGCGTTGTCCGAGTTTTTAAAATCGTATCTGACACGCTGATAGGGATGTTCTCGACTGCTGTGGGATACATTCAAAGGCTCGACTCTTCCGGGCAGGCAGCCCTTTCGCAACTCAGCTTTGGTGATGTCTCTAAGGAATTCGCGGCCAATGCCAAAGAGATGGAAGAGGCAGCCAGGATAAGCTTTGGTGTTGCCGCACAGGCTGCGTCAGGGCTTAAGGAGACGATAGAGGCTCCAATGGCAGGAGAGGCGATTAAAAAGTACATCTCCGATGCTCGTGGTGCGGCAGCCGAGTACCAGCGGCTGTTCGGCGGCACCGGTTTTAGTAATGAGGGTGGCAAAGGCAGCAATGTAGATCGTAAAGCGTTGGACGCGGCTAAGCAGGCTGCAAAAGACGCTGCGGCTGCAGCGAAGAAACTGAGCGATACCTTCAAGGGTTCAGAGACCGACCTGCAGCGCCAGATCGCGCTGATCAATACCAGCGCGGATGCGCAGAAAAACGCCACTGAAGTGGACAAGATTCGATTCGAAGTCGCATCGGGCAAGCTGGTAGGTATCAACGCTATTCAGCAGAAGCGCCTCGAGGGCTTGGCGTCAGAGCTGGATGCTCTCCAGAAACTCAAGGTGGCGAACGAGGAAGAGGCCAAGGCGGTCAGCTTCCTTGCCACATTGAAGGATGAGAATGCTGCCACTAGCGGCGGCTTCGATATGGAGCTCGCTGGCGCAGGTATGGGCGACAAGGCCCGTGACCGCCTGAAGC